GCATAAAACGCACTTGCTGTGTTTGCTGCACTTGTTGGGAATAAAGAATCTGGGACAACGTGCATTGGACGGCCTGTTGGAGTAAAGTAAGAATTGCCTTCTAAAGCTGTTAAACCAATTGATGCAATTTCGATTGGACGCACCATATCAAAGATTGGACGTGAACCGCCTGTTTCTTTCATTAAGAAACCGAAAACTGATTGAGGTACAACAAACGCACCATTTGCACCAACGCCAGAATTTACACCTAAGCGCAAGTTCCAAAGGTCAGTCCATGAGATTTCGCCAAATGTATCTTTACCAGAGTTATTCGCTCCGCCTTGTCTTACAGTTGTAGTTCCTGACACGCCTGTTAAGCCTGTGAAGTTTGGCGCATTACCGTCGCCATTGAAAAACTGCTTATCTTCGGTTTCTGCAAGTGCACGACCAAGGCCATTGATCACATAATCTAAGAACGCTGGAGTTGCGTCTTGTAATTGCTCTTCTGACACGATGGCACCAGCAACGATCTTTTTGGCTGTCATTGCAGTTGCTGTAAAGAATGATGTTGAGTCAGTAAGTGTTAAGCCAGAACCTTCGGCAACAACCGCACCTGTGAACGCTCCAGAACTTACTAGGTTTTCAGTTTTGCCACGCATTGGGTAGATTTTTGCAAGTGCTCTTGCATATCCAAAACGATCCGCAAAATTCATGATTTCTTCAATCCAGAATTGTGGAACCGCTGCGCCGCCTTGTGTTGCTGTACCTGTGTTAAAGTTGGCACGTGTTAAATATTTTTCGTTTGCTTTTCTTGCAATATCGTCTGCAGCGCCTTCACGTCCTTTGTGCACTGCTAAAATGTAATCTGCAATTACTCTTGCTTGATCACGACGTGAATCATGATCTGCTTTGATCCTTACATAGCCGTTCGAATTGCCTTGCACGTTAATAGGGTTTGAGGCTCTTAATGTGTCTTGTACTTTTCTGTTTACAACTTCTTTTAGTTGTTCTGGTGTTACTATTAAATTTTCCATTTTTAAAATTTTCCTTTATTGATTTAGATTAAATTCATTATTTCATCTGTTGACAATTTTGTCAACGGCTTGATGTTTATCGACCTTGCGCCTTCGCTTACAATTGCTTTATTTATTATCTTGTAACCATCTTGGATCATGCTTAAGCCTTGACCGATTTGCGCTTGTGTTGAAGCCGCAATCTTTTTGCCGACTCTTTGCACGGGTGCTTGCACGCTTGCTGTTGCAACTTCTGGAGCTACCTCTGGAGTTGGCTCTTCGGCTGTTGTTGGCGCAACTTCTGGGGCGTTGCCGTTCAATACTAAGAGCATCGCTTCGGCGGCTGCCATGGTGCCAGCTTCGGCGGCTGCCGCTGCTTCTTCTTCTGCAATGCCTAGCTCGTCACGTAAGTATGTGAGGGCGGCGTCTTGCAATATTGGCAGAAAATTTTCTGTTATTGCTTGTGTTTGTTCAGGGGTTAACATTCTGTAAACCTTTTTAAGTTTGTTGAAAATTGATTCTAGTTTAAGTTTGATTGATTTTTTAATTAAAGCCTCTCGATTTGCCGGTATTGAAACTACACTGAATTCAACTAATTCAGATTTTGTATATACGGTAACTGTTTTGCCGTCAATTGTTTGCTCTTCGCTTTCAATTGGTATAATGCCCACAGAAACCGCACGCACGTAACCAGCCGCAACCAAGTCCGCAACCTCGCACGCTTCTTCTGTTATTCGATGAAATTGCAAAGTAGCTTCTAAGTTTTCGCCGTTCATCATGAAACCTAAGCATTTGCCAATCGGCCAATCGTCGGAATCATGTTGCGCCAAAACAATCGGATTGTTTAAGTATGCTGTGTAATCGATACCGCTTGGAACTATAATGGTACCGTATCGGTCGACTTCTGGAGTGCTCACAACAAACGTATATATATCTTCAATTGTTGCTTCTTGTTCGCCGTGTTCGTAATAATCTTTTTTAATAAGATCAAATTCTCTTTTTATTATATTCATTTTATATCTCTATAGGAAATAATTGACATCTACAATTTACTGAATTGCCTGCGCTTAAGCCCGCACCTAATGGCCGTGTGGCCTTTTCGCCACCTACTGTAAAATACCCGTCCGCTCCTTGCATTTCGCCGTCGGCTTCTCTGTGTGCTGGTCTTACAAGGCCGTCCCTTTGTGTCAACCACATCATTTTAAAACCTAGATCTTTGTACACAGCGTGTTGCATTCCGCTTGTGACATTGGCGGCGGTCGTGTTTGCAATCGTGCGTGCACGCCCTTCGCTAAGTTGCGTAAATTTTGTCTGGAGCTTTTCTTTAAGCTCTTGTTTAGTTGCGCCAGCGTTGTTTTCAATTACTTGCACAATTTCAGCTTTCATAAAGTCAACACTTTCACGAATTTTGACTGCCGACTCATTTGCAAGATTCTTAATTTGTTCACCAACGGTTCCTGTTAAATCTTGTTCTTTAAGATCAAAACTTTTCAATAATTCATTTTGCACATTCAAGCAAGCCTTTTCAACTAAAGCGTTAAACTTTTCGTAATCTTGATCACTTACTTCAAGATTTGCTAAACTCAAATAACCTTTGTCAATATTTGATAAAGTTTCTTGTTTTAATTGTTGAATGATCTCTTGCACTACAGTATCAATTTTTACGCTCGATTTTTCAGTAAGTAAATCATAATCCCGCCAAAAAGCGTCTTTGCTGTCCGCTGTTATTATTGGCAATTTTGCACGCTTATTTAAAGTGAAACTTCTTGATGAAAAAGCTGGCGCAACTTTTGGGATGCCTACATTATCCAAAGGAATATAACCATTGCCAATAAGCGCAACATTACCGCCTTCAATTGCATCGTACCCACGTTCTTTCCTTGAATCATTGATTGTTTTAATTCCCCATTTCAATTCAAACTCTTCTTTTTTCATGTCAAGCTCTGGATCAGCATACGCATACGGAACGGGCTCAATTAAAATATCCTCTTCAAAGCGTCTAAAATGTCTAGTAAACTCTTCAGCGATATAAATTGCTTCTGGATCAATTGTGTTTTGTCTAAAGATTGCAAATTGCACTTCGGCTGTTGCCCTGTTTTGGAATTCGCCTGTTAGCATTCCCGGTGGCACGCCAAAGACTTGCGCAATTTGCGAGCGTGTATCCATGCTAACAGAATCGTAGTTCACACCAAGCTCGCTTTTAGGTGGTAATTGCAATTGCATGCCACCACCAAGCAACGCACGCAACTTATAATCTGGCAGTTCTTCGTTCCAAGATGCTTTTAGCTTATGCCACTCTTCAATATCAAACCTTTCTGGGAATGTTGCAATCAAAGGTGGCACGGCATTATTTGCAAAAAGCCTGTGTAAGTATTCACTTACCTCAACATCGATATTTGCATAATCCAAACAAGCCGAAACCAAACCAACGCCAAAGATATTCATGCCAACAATTTCATCAGGCCTTGCAGCAGGGTGAACTCGTGCTAAATGAATCATTTCATTTTCTGGAATTGGAATCACACCCTCTGAAACACTTTGATAGGTATAGCCTTGTATAAAGTTATCCCCACCCATAACAACACGTACACGAGTTGGATTCAACACCCACATTTGAAGCGGTACTTTATAGCCAATTGTTGGCGTCCATATAAAAGCATTACCGTTTATTGATAACCAATTTTCTATAAAACTGAAAACCTGTGAGCGTGTAAAATACGGATTAGGATTTGCAATTAAATGCGCCGCCCAATTGTCATTGCCAACCTCTGACTTTGTAAAGTTGTGCTCTTTGAACGTGTTGAACTGAATTGCACTCAATGCGTTCGCCCTGTGTTGCAAACAAGCAAACACGGTGCCACGCAAACTCATTGAAAGCTCGTTTCCTGTTGGTATTGCAGTTACTTGCCTGTAAGACGAACTTGATTGGTAAGGGCGTTGCAACCTTTTGCCACTTGGTAAAATGGCATTTGAAATTCTTTGTCTAATATCGTCAAGTAAGCTCATACGTATATACTCGGAGTTTTGCGAATAGCATTGAACGCGTGACTTAACGCGTCTATATAATCGTCGTGCCTATCTTGTGGCGTTCCTGTAAAGCTCAACAGTTCGTCTGTGAATTCTGGATCTAAGTGCGTCACGTGATACACAAGCCCTTGTTCGTACCTTGCTTCAACTGGCTGAAACCGTGTAATCTTGTCACGTGTTGAGTGTACACCCACAACATTCATTCGTGTATTTCTTTTCAGCTCTTGCACCATATATGCTTGCGCTTGGTTTGATTCGACCGCAACTACGCGGGCTTGCCACTTGGATTCCATTGCGATAATTTCGGAGCCAATCTCGACAAAGCTCCACCGCCCACGCTTTGCATCTACGATCACAATTTCACCTTGTGCAGTCGTGCCAATTGTAATGATCGCCGTATAATCTGCAGTTTCTTTTTGTGAGATCGCAAGATCGACACCAATATAATAAGCCGTGATTTGTTTGTTATCTGATAGCTTGATCCAATCCCGCTTAACTTTACTTGCGGAACGGTCAACGTATTCAGCAAGGAATTCTTGAGCGAATACAATTGACGGCATCTGTTCTTTTTGGCGATCGATTTCGGATTCTTTAATCTGTCCGCCCTCGTAAGTTGAGTAATGGAACGATTGCCAATCGGAGTATATATTTGAATTCTGGTCAAGTTCATGAAAGTGATTTTTGCCTTTTGGTGTCGAAAAAAAATACGCATCGCCTTCGTAATCTGCTAGCATCGGACTTATGACAAAGTTCCAAGCGTCTTCTGCATTTGGGCAATGAGCCCACTCATCTAGGATCACTCTGTGAAACTTATTACCTCGCAACCCGTCCGCTCGCCAAATGCCTTCTAAATTCAATTGCGAATTACCTAGTTTAATCTCGCCGTCTTTGAAAGTCGCTCCAAGTGGTGCGAATAGTTGCCTTGCTTCGTTTTGACGCCCTTTGAGTTCCGTGTAACTTGGTGCCGTGTAGAGTACCATTGCGCCGTCAACTTCCAGCATCTTTTCAAGGGCCAGAGCAAAAGCGAGATAAGACTTACCAAAGCGACGACCGCACCGAATAACATTAAACCGATTGCGAGTGTTAATGATCTCAAGTTGTTTTGCATGAGGCTTAATCCTTATTTTCATGTGGCACGCCCCAGACTAATTCAAGCCTTGCTTTTGGTTCGTCGTCATGGTTTTTGCTTTCAGGATACGCACGTTTTAGCAATAATTCGATTGCACGTATATTGCCTTTAGTTGCTTCACGTCTTAAGATTTGCAAAATAAGTGACAAGGCATTCATGCCGTCTTTTTCATCGCTTAACAACTTTGCCATTTCTTCTTGCAAAGATGGCAATTTTGGGCGTCCCTTTTTGTTAATGCGTTCTGGATTCGTATGGAATCCTTTGCCTTTGAAATTTTCTGGATTACCTAGTTTTGGCATTATCTTTTCGCTCCAGCAACTACACCCAAAACCAAACCAAGCCCAAACGAACCAACTAAGAATCCGTAGTTCTGTTTTGCTTCAATTGGTATTGTGATTGTTTGCACTTGTATTGAATCTGGACGTGGTCTATATACTAAAGAAAAATAGCCCCTACGGTTTGTGTAATTAAACGCCATGTTGATCGTGTCATTTGTGGACGTGATTACGCTATCCGCTTGAGCTATAAAGTTGGTATCATTGCACGGAATATCGAGAGTATCTGTGTGAAAATAATCTTTGTATTTTAATTGCACGCTTTTAACTTTTATTGTATCTTTAATATATACGGGGCGTTCAATTATTCTTGTCACTAAGTTTGTATCACTTTCGATTGCAGTTCCTTTATTGCATGAATGCCCAAAGCTCAAGCCTATCAAAAGCATAAGCAAAGCCCATAAAACACACGCAAAAAATTCTCTGTTCATCATTGTAATACAATCCCGTTTTCAATTAAATAATTTTTCACATTCCCATCATTATCAATAATCGCAAAACCGTGGTTGCTGTTTGAATGTGGCATATAATTCATGACCAACTTGCACAAACACCCAATCGAATAACACTTAATAAATTTATTGTCTAAGCTACGACCGCTTGAAAAGCTTGTTCTGTGCACGTGGCCAATTACCGTGTCGACGTATGTTTTCAAAAGTAACGTTCTTGCTGGATTAATACCTCCGCTCACTTTAAATTCGTGACCATGTGCAATAAACGTTTTGCCTACTTTCATAAACTGACCAGACTCAACAAATTCAATATCGTATTCATCTAAGTGCAAAAGGCTAGGCCAATTTATAAGCTCCTGAACTGCGTCGGCATTACGAATTAAATACGCTTGCAACCTGTCTTCATGATTCCCAGCCTTGAATATAATTCGCACGTCTGGAAACTCATTACGCAACCCTTTCAAAAATTGCCTTGTTATTGCAAGTTCTTCGGTAAAACGTGGTGCCTCTGGTTCCTGTGGATGCCTTGACAACCTGTGTGAATCAATTACGTCACCATT